GCAGCAATCATCGCAGAGCAAAACCGCAATGGCGCAGTCATTATGGATAATGTTCGTAAAGATAGTACTACCAATAAAATCGCAAAAGAAAACCCTGAGTTGTACGGAAAAATCGTACAAGCACAGGGCGATAAGATTGGTGTATCTACACAATATGTAGATGTAGCGGAATTGGTACAATCTGAAAACGGACAACTTGCAATTCGTGATATGGTTGATAACGGCTTGGTAACACAAGAGGAAGTAAAAGCAGCTATCGAGGCAGATGCACCTGTAGAAATTCCTATTGGTAGCTATGCACAAGTATCAATGAACTTATCAGATGAAACAGTCGATGCATTGAAACAAACATCATACTTTACACGTGGCGGTATGTCATTGGCTACCTTGGAACGTGCAAAACAAGAAGTAGATGTTGCTAAATCTGTATTGAAAGACGATACATCTAAACGTGCGGAACGTATCAAAGATGATATTATCCGTAATGAATTTGAGAGTGCATCTGATATAGATCGTGAAGTACTTAATGAGGTATTATCTGACCCTACGAACATTAAACGTAATTTTAATAATCTGTTGCACACATTGAAAGAACAATACAGAGAAACCTATGCTAGTGATTTTGACAATGCAGATAAATCTATCAATGATGCGGTAAGTACTGGTATTGAACCACAATGGTTAGTTGATTATAAAGCTAACAATGGCGGTAAAGCACCACGTACCAATGCGGAACGTAGACGAGCAGCATATGAGTATAGCCGAGCAACTACAACGGCAAGCCTTGATGGTAACGCTGATGCACTAGCACAATCTGATGCACATTATGCAGATATGGAACATATGTTAATGCAAATCGAAAGTTTAGAGGCTATGAAAGATAAAGTCTTTGAATTGGCGAATAATGACATAGCATTACGGATGCAATTATCTAAAAGTGGATATGATGTATACAACGAAGTAGTTAAGGCTATTAGCGAAAGCACAAATAGAAAACAACGTGAAACTGCAAAAGCAAATGCATTATTGATGGCACAACACGCTGATATAATGGCACAATATATGCGACAAATGGGGCGTGGTGGTTATACTGCTATGGATTATTTCCGTGATAGCGTGCGTATTAACATGAATGCTAAATTAGGAGAAAAAGGCGGATATGCACAACCACTAAATGTTGATGTTGACTTAAATCACAGATTACAAGTTGTTGATTTAACAAATCTTAAAACTAATCTGAAAACAGAAAAAGACATAATAGATTTATTTAAAAACACACCACCACAAGCTGTTATGATTGAGGATGGTAAGGTTATTGTTTTACCGCCTGATGATATTAATGGTATTAAACATATTCCATATGGTACGCAAAAAGGTAAAAAAATAGCAAATAAAAAAAGAAGAATTGTAGAAGATATTGCAAATATATTGCAACATAGTGTATTGATTGATAGCTCTCCTAATAATAAAATTGGTAGATCAAAATCTGGCATGAGTGCTAATCAACGTAAATCGCAAAATAGAAAAAATACTATTGTTAATTACCACAATTTACTATCGGCAATTCGTATTAATGGAAATTATTATGCAGTTAGATTTGTAGCAGAAGAAAAACAAGGGCATTTAACAGTATACCCAAGAACAGTTTATTTATACGAAATAATTATGCAAAAAAGCAGTACTACTAGTCGCCCGACTCAGAGTGGCAATAGCCAAGCGGTCGGTCAAATGACCAGTAATACTGCTTTTGATACTATAAGTATAAAAGATATATTGAACGGGGTCAAGGACGGAAAAGGTGTTTTATATGTAGATAATAATGGAAATGGCAATTATTACACACAAACATATAATCAATCAGCATGGCATGGTTCACCACATGATTTTGACACATTTGATTTAGGTGCTATTGGTACTGGCGAGGGTAATCAAGCACATGGTTGGGGTTTGTATTTTGCTAAGAAAAAATCAGTATCTAGGAATTATCAAAAGGAATTGTCTAAGCGATTAGGAACTACAAATCCGAAATTATTCAAAGTTGAAATTCCAGATGAAAAAACAATGCTTGATGAAGATAAATATTTCAAAGAGCAAAATAAAGATATTATTAACAAGATAGTATCAGCTGTTAATAATTTAGAAATCGATAAGCGAAAAGCTTTATTAGATCACTATAAAGAGTATCCGTCCTATCCTACCAATAAAGAGTATGAAAAAATACTAGGCAAAATACAGAGTGCAAAGCAAGATAGGGAATATATATCTGAGGCTCTAACAAACAATGTAAATAAGATAAAAGAAAAAATCGCTAGAGAAGCTGCTGCTGAGTACGGATATAACTTTGACGAGTTGAAAGCGGATAATACATTTGAAATGGCTAAAAGGCTAATAGGTGAAATTAATGAAAAGTTATCGGCACTAGAAAAAGAGAAAGAAATTGAGGGTGCAAAAGAAAAAATAAAAGAAGATAAAATCTTGGAAAGTATTGGTGATACATTTACAAAAACACCATATACAGGAAGAGATGTTTATGTTGCATTATCAAAAGCATTTGGCGGTGATAAAGGTGCATCTGAATTTTTAAACTCAACTGGTGTTAAGGGCATTACATATGATGGATATACAGACGGACGATGCTATGTAGTGTTCGATGACAAGGCAATTAAAGTCATTGAAAAGTACAACCAATCTATAAATGGCATGACAGAAATCATGAAAGATGGTGAACGCATTATCAGCATTTTCAAAACTGCAGATAGAAGTACATTCTTACACGAAATGGGGCATGTATTCTTTGATGATATTCAAAAACTAGCATCTATGGAAAACGCACCTGAGCAACTTGTAACAGATTGGAACAAGTTGAAAGAGTGGAGCGGTTGGGTTGATGGTGAAAACGTAGACAATACGAAAGCACATGAGAAATTTGCACGAGGTTGGGAAAGCTATTTGCGAAGTGGTGAAGCACCAACAAGTGCATTGCAAAGAGTATTCCGTCAATTCTCAAAATGGCTAACATACATTTATCGTAGCGTTCAACGATTAGGTGGTGAAGTACCAACTGATATTAAAGATGTTATGGCACGTATGATCGCAACCCAAGAGGATATTGAGGCATACGCAGAGCAACAACAGTTAGAACAGTTTGAGAAAACTGAACTGTACAAGCAACTTTCAGAGCAAGACCAAGCACGTATGCAGTCCTATATAGCTGATGTTAAGGAAAAAGCAAAAGAACGTGTGATGCGAAAACTCATGAAAGAACTTGATAATAGACCTATCAAGGAATGGGAAGAAGAAAAGGATGCAATACAAGTCGAAATCGAAAAACGATTGATTGAGCAATATCCTATCTACAAAGAGCATCAACGATACAACGTGTTTGGTGCTGGTGCATTGAAAAATACACAGTACAACTCTATTGAAGAATTGGAGAAAGCGGAAGTAGAACAAACTGGTGCTACATTTAACGATGCTATCAATCAAGAAATTGATAATGCGAAAGCAGAGTTTATGCGTGATAATAATGCAGGCAAAACCAATGAACAAATTGCAGAGGAAATCTTACTATCTACACAAGGTCAGATGAAACTTACCGAAGAGGAAAGTAAGATTATCCAACAATCTACTAATCGTGAATTGGCTAAAAATTGGGAATTGTTAGAGCGCATCCGTAAGCTAGACCCTAACGCAGAAACTATTGATACAGAATTAAGTGAAATTGAAAAAGAGGTTAAACCTACTAAGTACGATATTCTTAAATCTGATAAGAAAAAAGTAGATGCTGCACTTGTTGATACAACAAAAGAACTTGAAAAAGCGGAACGCTTAATCGAAAAATTGAACAATGAAAAAGCGGAACTTACAGATAAAGCAAAGGAACGTGAGGGCGAACTAAAAGATAAGAATAGTGAGTTATCTAAACGATTAACCACTATTACAAATCAACTAGATCGTGCCATTGAACAAAAAGAACGATTAGCAGAACACACACAAGAGCGAGCTGAAAAACAGGAGTTAAAAGCTAGTGAACGTATCGAAAAACTAAAAGATGAGTTACAAGAACGCATCGACAATGTACGTTCTATTCGTGGCGCTGGACTTGGTACTATTACCGATTACATGAACCGAGCAAGAAAAGAATTAGGTGAACTACCTATTTCTAATGCGATACAGTTTAAAACGTATCAAAATAAAGCCGTAACTGCTGGTAAGAAAGCAGATAGAGCATTGGCAAGTGGTAAGGTTGATAAAGCACTAGGATATAAACGTGAACAAATGCTCCAACAAGCAAGGGCAAGAGTAGCGTTTGAAAACTTTGAAAAGTCCAAGAAGTTACGATTGAAATTGAAACAACAGTTGCAACGAATGACTAGACCTAAAAATCCTATTGCTATTGAACCTAATATGCGTTATTTCTATTCCCATATGGCATACCAAATGGGTTTAACTAAGTACGATGGCTTACCACCTGTTGATGGTTTCGATATGAACACAGTATTATCCGCACTTGATGTGGATGCACTTATTCTTAACCAACAATCTATGGTTCAATTACAACCTTGGATAGCGGAACTGTTCTATTCTAAAACACCGAAATCTTTCAAATCAATTACGATGAACGAGTTGGAAACCTTGGAAGAACTCATGACTGGTATGTATAAAAATGGCAGAAATGAGTATGAGGGTACAACCATTTTGAACGATGAGGGTAAAAGCGTATCGTTTGAAAATGCAGTACAAGAAATCATTGGTGAGGCTACAGAAACATTTGGTGGTGCTACTGGTGATGTGTTTAACATCTTGAATAACCAAACTAAAACAGATGCAGTAAGCGGTAAACTTTATGGTTTCCACCTAGCATTGATGAAAGTTGAAACATTCCTAAGACGAATGGGTGGCGGTAAAAACGGCTTTGCAGTTAAATACATCTATGACCCTATCAGTCGAGCAACGCAAGCGTTCAACGAACGTAAGGAAGTATCTATGCGTAGATTGGCGAAAGATGTAGGAATTTATTCCAAGCGTGAATTATTCAATATGCGTAATGAACATCTATATACAGTTGGTAACTTGTATGGACTTACTAAAGAGCAATTAATCATGATTGCCCTTAACTGGGGTACTGAAAGCAACCGACAACGTGTAATGGAAACCACAAAAGCAAATGAGGTTGAAATTGAACGTGCGTTCCAAGAACACATGACTGATAAGGACTGGGAGTTTGTAATTCGTACATGGGATCATATCAATTCATTCTTTGATGAGAGAAGTCGAGTACAAGAGGAACTTTACGGAAACCCATTAAAGAAAGTAGAGGGCTTATTGTTCACCATTGGCGGTAGAAATATTGAAGGGCAATATTTCCCTATCGTGTATAACCCTAAAGTAAATGCATCTGTTAGCGATAACCAAGTTGAAGATATAGCAAAAACTATGGTTAGTAGCAATGCAGTTTGGGGTACTGGTATGAGTGCCACTAAATCACGTTTAGATGTGGTTAAGGATAAATCTTTGTTGCTTGATTTTGATGTAATTCCTAATGCTATCACAGAGGCTATTAACCACGTTACAATGCGTAAAGCAGTAACAGATGTTAATAAGCTAATCTCTAATCGTGAACTACAAAACTATATTGTAGATAAATTTGGTGCTGACACTTACCAATTCTTGCGAACTTGGGTTCGTGATAACTGGCAAGATGCGCCAGCTAAAACAAACGATATAGACCGCTTAATTCTTACATTGAAGAAAAATACAACAACAGCTGTTATGGTTGGGCGTGTATCAGTTGCCTTGCAGAATGCGTTGAATATTCCAGTAGCGTTTTATCGAATAGGCATAGGCAATACTATTAGAGCGGTTAATCATGCTGGGTTAGGGTTCTATGGACATGGGACTACAACTTATAACAACACTAGAGATTTTGTATTGGAACAATCAATCTTCATGCGTGAGCGTGTACAAACTTTAGATAAGGACTTGAAACAAGGTTTATCGATTGCTGGTAAAGGCTTACGTTTAGGTGATACAAATGTAGGTGGTTATAAGGTAGAACAACTTGCAAATGTTCGAGATGATATAAACCAAATGGGGTTTAGATTACTAACGGAAACAGACTTTGCTTTATCAATTCCAGTATGGAAGTTTGCATATGATCAAAAGCAAGCGGAACTCATCGGTAAAGAGGGTGTAAGTCCTGAATGGATAGAACAACAATCTATCGAGGCTGGAGATAGAGCAGTCCGAGATATATTTGGTAGTGGTGATACAAAGGATGCTGCTGCTATTCAACGTTCACGGTCTATATTTACTCAATTATTCGTTCCGTTCTATTCCTACGCTAACACCTTGTACAATATCATCACAGAGGGTAACTATGCACGGAAAGATAACGGCGATTATGCAAGGTTTGTTAAAATGCTATGGTGGTCATTGGTAGCTCCAGCAATAGGAATGATGGCTTACAAAGCTATGACGAATGGTGATGATGATAAGCCAGAAGATTTAGCTAAGTCATTTATCGAAGAGTTGGTTTCGCAAGGAACTATGGGCATTCCAATCATCCGTGATATGTCAAATATGGCAATGAAATACATTCTAGGTGAAAAGGTATTCAATAAAGGTAATAGCGTTATGGCATTAAGCATCGTTGAGAAATTCTACGATTTAGGCAACGCAATTATGAGCGATAAAAAAGATGGTATCGATGTAGGCAGAAGTTTCAGTCAGTTAGCAAACAGAGCAACTGGGTTTAGTGATACTGTAACAGATGGCTTATGGACATTAGCTAAATATGCGTTCACAGATACTGATGCAGCACTAGAAGATGTAATCATGGCTATTGCATTTGACCGCAGACTTAAAACTAAAAAAGATAAAAAGAAACATTGATAAATAAGGACTATCCATAATGGGTAGTCCTATTTATATACAACTGAAAGGGGATGTTAAATTGACACCAGAAGTACTAAAACCATCTGTAGTGTATCAATGCGATGGGATAAATAAGAAGTTTATTTTCCCATATGATTTTGTCCAAATCGAGGATATTAAACTAACTATCGTTGATGAAGATGGCACAGAGGCGGTACAAGTTGGGAACATCGATTATGACGAAAGCACCAAATCGGTAATCTACCCAGCTAATGGGGATGCACTAGCCGTAGGGCAAAAGGTTATACTTGAACGTAAAACACCTATATCACAAGATATGGACTTGCCTGATGAATACCCATTCGAGAATATAGAACACGCAACGGATAAAATTGTGCTTATCTTGCAAGAAATGAAAGCTGATTTAGATAGATCACTTAAAATTCGTGTAGATAGTGATAAGAATGCAAATGAAGTTGCGAAAGATATTGTTGAGCGTTCTGTAAAGGCTGCTAATGATGCTATGAATGCTATGAATGTAATTAGTGAAAAGTCAGATAAGATTAACGCTAATGCAGATATAATCAACCGATTGGGCGAAGAGATTAAAACAATAGCATCGACTGTTGATGATAAATTGGCAACCGCTAATACTGCACTTGATACATCCTCAACTAATGTTGCTACGGCAGAGCGATTAGTAAGAGATGCAAAGGCTTACGCTGGTCAAACAACTGTTGATAAACGAGATATTAATAATCTTGTAGACCAAGCTAAGACCTTAAAAAATGACATCGATAATAAACAAACCTCTATTGCAAGTAACGCTATCAAGGCAACAGATGCTGCCAAACGTGCAGAAGTCGCAGCAAGTAAAGCAGAACAAATCGCCCTGCCTAATGGCGGTGGCTTGGTTACTAAAACCGAGGCTGATGCCAAATACCAAACTAAAGATAGCTTGTATGGCATCGTATCTATAAAAGACTTTGGGGCAATTGGTGATGGTGTGGCAGATGATACTGCAGCATTCAAACGTGCTAATGACAATCTTAAAAATAAGATATTGTTAGTACCTAATGGCATCTACAAAATTAATGAGCATCTAACTTTCAATACTGTTGATAGTGTCATGGATATGGGTACATACAATAACATCAAGCCGTTTTATCCTACAGAAACACCAATGCTTAAAGGTGCATCAAATATTGCCTTTGTAAAAAATATTCAATATGGCGATGAGGTCAACCAATGCCAAGGCTTTACCTACAACGATAAAAAGAATGTATTCGTGTTAGCTTGTATTAGTGGTGATGGTAACAACCAAATATTCTATGAACTCAACTCATCTACATTTGAAATTGTAGGCACGTATAAGTTTAATGACCCTGATAAGATGGGGCATTGTAACACTATGTGCTACAACAAGTACACCAATAAGATTTATCTTGCGAACGGCTTAAAAAATGGCAACAACCTAACAGTACTTAATGCGGACACAATGCAATATGAACGCACTATCACATTAAATGAACGTGTGTTTAATATTGGATATGACCCAATCACACGGACATATGTAAGCATCGTGCCTATTAGCGGTCAACAACGCTTGCGTGAAATCAACTTATACAACGATGATTTTAAGAAATTAAAAACATATCAAGTCGATTATGAATATGATGATTTCAATAACAATGGTGCATTTATGTTAAATGGCTGCATCATGAGTGCAACGCTTGGTAGTTTGGTAGAATGTACACCTTTTGGCACAGTTAAACAAATCATTGAGATTAACAGAACGACTGAAATCGAAGATATAGCTTATTGCAATGGCAAATTCTATTTTGCGGTATTGACTGAAAAACCTGATAAGCGACACCAAGTAGATATTTATGTTGGTGATCCAAACAAGGACTATCAAAACTCCATCAATACGGCACGATTAGCAACGCTTGATTATCTCAAACTAACAGGCGGTACATTGAATGGCGCACTTAAAATGGCTAACAATATATTGATTGAGGGTTATAAGCCTGATGGGCATGGTGTTGGTATGGCTAAAGTTTCTACCGCTGGTAACGTAGAACTTGGCGATAACTCCGTTAATACGTTTATTAAAGGTAAGGAATTTAAACACTATGATGGTACAGATAGTTTCACAGTACTTACTACCAAACATTACGGAACGGCTATCTATAAGAAAAAAGATGTGGATGATAACTTTGTTAAGAAAACAGAAGTAGACCAATTAGGTTTTCCATATTCTAAAATTGAAACGGCAACAGATTGGAATACATTCACAGAACAAGGTGCTATTGAGATTAACTTTGATGGCGGTGCGAATAACCCTCCACGTTCGCACAAACAAGGTATGTTAATTGTCATGAACTTTGGGAAAGGTGCGATGATAGACCAAACATTCCATGCGTTCAATGGTGAAACATACCACAGAATGTTTATGGCTAATCAATGGAAATCTTGGGGTAGAGTACAAACATCCTTGAATAGCCGATTGAAATTATGGAGTGCTAATGGTGGAAACGAGGTGTATGTTGAATAATGCCTAACTTAAAAGTTAAGAAAGGGAACGATACACTAACATTTGAACTGACTGATAACTTGCGTGATGTAGGCGAAAAGCGACTACCAATAGTTATTAATGGTAAAACATATTATGCACGATTAGGGGCGGATAAAACCGCCCTTGTGGTGCAACGTACATCGAATGGTAGCAAGAGTTATGTTCAAACAAGCCCTATTTTATTTACTACTTGGAATTGGCAAAAGTACCCTACAGATATTAGGGGTACAGAAAAAATGTTTGTGTACTTGCCAAAAGGTAGATATAGGGCAACTGTTGATGGACAAAATAGTGAGAAGAATGAATTTACGATTACTACATCTACAGATATTGAAGTTAATGTTAGTTTAGGAGTGAATACAGAGGGCGCACAAAAGGCAACATTTAATATTAATGGGTGGAGAAATTGGGTGTACCTCACTAGGCATTTGTTAAAAATCAAGATAGAACGAATTGGAGAGTAAGCATGATTGAAGTTTTTCTTCCATCTTTTATGGTCGAAGTTTTTAGTGTAAATGAGGCGGTTAGAATATCACTAGCCATATTTACAAGTGTTGTATTGGTGTTTATTGATACTATGTTGCGTGTCTTAGTTGAGGCACGCAATTTTAATTTAGCTACTAATAGGGAAATCACATTTAAGAATATGTTCCTTGCGATTATATGGCGAGGATGGGCGAGCGTTGAAGTTGATGGACACCAACGCAGATTTCTTGTAAGCGGAAAACTACGAGCAGATATGACTAAGAAATTAGTTAAATCTTATCCATGGTTATTCCTCTTATCGTTCATTCTCTTAACCTTGCCTGATGTAGACATTCCTATGTTAGGTCGCATTGATGTGTTTCTATCTACATTGATATATCTAGTACCTATTATGGTTGAGTTAGCATCTATTGTGGAAAATATGATTGAACTTGAATTTGTAGAAAGTGCATGGTTTAAGCGTGCGATGAGTTTGGTTAAAGAGTTGATAGCGTTCGTAAAATCAATAAAGGATGCGATTAAATGAAAATTAATTATGAGGACACTATAACCTTAGTAGCACTTGCAGCCGCACTAATCATGACTATTTACTTAGAACAAAAGGACTTGGCAAGTGTAATAGTTGGTGTATTAGGTGGTTATATCGGTGCTACTGGTGGTGTTAAGCGTTCCCAATATATGAATGGGGGCAGCAATGACAAAGAAAAGGAGTAATTACAATGGCTGAATTAGGACAGTTAAGTGCTGAATATGAAAGTAATGGTGATCCAGCGTGTGTATCTAGTGGCATCAATGATGCTGGCGGTATCTCTTATGGTACATATCAACTAGCAAGTAATTGCGGTAGTGTTGATGAATTTCTAGGTTGGGGATTACGGCAAGGCGGATTTTATACAGACTACGCAAGAGCATTGGTAGATAGTGGTGAAATCAATAGTGATGAATTTATCGACCAATGGAAAGAACTCGGAACGATTGATAGACAGGGATTTGCACAGATGCAACACGATTACATCAAGGCTAAATACTATGATGTAGCATGTAAGTTGTTACAAGATAACCTGTTCCATGTAGATAAACACTCCGACACATTGAAAGATGTGATATGGAGTAGAACAGTACAATATGGTGTAGGCAATATCGTTGATATGTTCAATGATGCATTGAAGTTAATGGAAAAGGCTTTGAATTTAGAATTGCCTAATCTATCCTACGTTGATGATAAACGCTTTGACTATGATATCATCGCTTGTATCTATGATGTATGTATGAGTACAGAATGGAACAATAGTGCATTACGTGATAACTTAAATGAACGTTTCGCCGATGAAAAGTTTAGAGCATTGGAAATGCTACAAAATGAATTAAACGAGGTGTAAGCCATGTTAATTAGTAAGTTGGTACAAACTATCAAGGAACACTACAAACTAGCCATAGCGATTGTCCTATGCGTTTTTATCGCTATTGTAGGTGTATGGATATATCATCACAAACAAAAAGAATTAGAAAAACCTGTTATTGTTACACAAGAGCAGGCTAAATCACCTCAAGAATTGTCAAAAGCAATTCATGTTACTGAACAGGAAGCACAGGAAGTTATTTCCAAAAAGGAAAGAACTCAACCAATAGCAACGTATTACACGCAAGCACCTACAGTTGAAGTCGCAGCAGAACAGGTGAAACAGGATATTGCACATAGTAATCCTAATGTACCTAAAGCCGTTACTGAAAAATCAGATAGAACCGCAGTAGTTGCTAACACCGATGCACAAAAAGTCGATGTGTACAAAATCAATCTAAACAAAGGACACAAGATAAAAGCTGGTGTTACTTTGATAGATAAAAAAGCCTATGAAACCATAGGCTATCAAGCAGGTAAATTTGAAGTGTTAACACATTTCAATGGACAACATTTAGAGGGCGCTAGCGCACTTTACACAGTAAAGGAATGGTGATCTAAATATCTCCGAGTTGCACGGATTGCAACAATCAACTGTTAATTTACAGTTGGAAAGTATTACTTTATAACTGAAAGGAATAACACAATGGCACAAGTATTTACATTTGAAGGAAAAACACATCAATTCGCAGAAGATATTCAACCTAACAAAGAGGGATTATATATGGCCACTTTGAAAGACGGCGATAATGTAACGTGTGAAATGTGGTTTGTTAATGGAGAATTGAAGCGATTGGTTGAATTAGACTAAACGTATTAGAGGGTAGCTTAATTGCTACCCTCTTTTTTTATTTCGTCAAATATTCGTCAAATATTAGATTTGAAATATTATATTTTGTTGCAAACGTTAACTTATAGTATTTACATAACTGTATATGTTGCGTGTATTTGTAATTAATTTGAATTTCGTATGCTTATAGCTTATAATTAAAGATATTAACAAAACCCATAACAACCATTGATATTGCTATGGTTTTGTTTTGTTTATCAAAAAATCGTCAAAAATTATTAGCCAAAAATATTAGCCACGCTTTCCGCAGCCTTTAACCTCATTTCATCCGTGTAGTGTATGTAATTGTGAATAACTGTATCTACTGTATCACCAAGTAGGCTTGCTACAGTTTTAACATCTACATTATTTGCTAATAAAGTAGTAGCGTATGTATGACGGAATGCATGCATTGATTTTTCTGGAATATATTTTTGTAATATTCTGTTAGGGGTAGTAGTATTACTCCGCCTAAAGTTAAACAACCTATCTGTTGTACATACACTTTTATACTTTTTCAGTATCTCAAGTAATGCAGGCGGTATTGGTATAGTCCTTATTCCGTTAGTAGATTTAGTATATGAATAGTCGAATTGATTGTTTCCTAGTGCTACCCATTGTTTGTTTATGGCGATAGTTTTATTTGTGAAATCTATATCGTTCCATGTTATAGCTATTATTTCGCCATACCTAGCACCTGTATATCTTGCTACCATGAACAATACGTAGTATAAATAGTTGCTATCCTCTAATTCATCTAATCGTTGTAACTCATCAGCGGTAATAACAGAAACCTTTTTTACATCACGTTGTTTTAATGGCTTAATAGGTTTACAAGGATTTTCACGAACTACTTTGTATGGAGAGATAGCATAGTTAAATAACATATTTAGCACTCTATATGCTAGGTTTATTGTAGCAACTGCATATACGGAATGATTGAATTGATGTAGTATATCTTGCGTTGTAATCGTGGATAGTTTTTTATCCTTTAATGCATTAACTACATTGAGAGCGTTCTTGTAAGTGATCAATGTATTCTTTGTAGCATTGATATGTTCACTAATAAATATATCGAAAAACTCAATAAGCGTTATATCTTTAAGACTATCATCAAGTGGACTGGTGATAGTCTTTTTTAGATTATCGACTATTTCTTGGCCATAAAGTTTGGCTTCTCTTTGTGTAGCAAAACCCTGTTTAGATTTTTGTTTCCATTTATAGCCGTCCTTATAACTAACTATAATTTGATACCCTTTATCCTTTTTTCTGATAGTGAAATTGTACTGCATAATTCACCTCATATGATGTGTGTGTAAAAGTTGATACCCTCTACATCGTCAAATTGCCTTGCATGAGCCATGCGTTCCAACAAATCAATGTGTGCCTGACTATACATATCATCATTTAATATATGACCTATCTCATGTAGTATACCTTTACGTTGTACATCAATAGGTTTATCACTATTAACGAGAATGGTGTAAGTACCATCATCGTTTAGTTTTAATACCGCAGTTTGTGTAGGTCTTAACCTTGTGTAAATCAAAACTATATTCATAATACTTAACCCCCTTATGGGAGTATTGTATATCATGAAATGGGAATGAAATTACACATGCTATATGTTAATGTATTCTATAAAACCAAGGCTTGTATTTCTTTGATAATAAATCATAAGCGTATTTACTTGCTAAATTCCCATGATATTTTGTTTTAAGATGCATAAATAAGACTAACTGAGGGTCAAAAGGATAAATATCAGCAATCATTTCTAATTTCTTTAACTCTAAATCGCTTATTTCGTGATTTTTAAGTACTTCTAAATAAAGCAAACGACCACCATTTATATCTATTTCTTTCATAATAAAGTCGCAAATTGTAATATCGTTATCAAATAGGCTCATAGCATAAATATATGTAGCCATATATTCATCTGGGGTTTCGTTTCGCATTTTTTTTGTTTCACATTCGGAATGCCAAATAGAACTAAATTTCTTAAATCCAATCTGGTCATGAAAGCTTGTTGAGTTAGCCAAAATATAAAATGCAATGATGATAACTACTAACAATATAATAAGCGAAAGGATAAACATATTACTTGCCCTCACGTTTCTTTAACATTTCGATAGTGTTTATTACAAAATCAATATCATCTTTGGACATATCCTTACTTGCATCAAATAGCAGTTTAAGGTTTGGGTTATCTTTTACTGCTTGTGCGTATTCTGACACCTTTTGATTATTGTAATAATGTAAACCCATTAAATCTTCTGGTGTTGTATTTAAAGCCTCAGCGAATGCAAATATTTTTGATTGAGCCAAATCAATTTTACCGCTTTCAATTTTAGCGATACTGGTTCTATCTTTATAACCAACTTTTCTTGCTAACTCATCTTGCGACATTTTCAAGTTTTCTCTTAATGTTTTTATATTGTCATATAGTGTCATATCAAATCACCTCTTAACGCTATTATCCATTATGATTTTAAATGTAACGTGAAAAAAAATCAACTTTTTTAGGAAAAAGTGTTGACACATATTCACCATGATGTTATATTATGAGTGTGAATTAAATTCACACATAACAAAATACGAAAGGGGGTGTAGAATGGACACACTCAAAGAAATTATTAATGCTAAAGGTTTTAAGTTAAACTTTGTGGCTAGTGAGTTAAACATCACTAGAAAGGCTTTGTATAAGAAGTTGCGGGGTGATAGCGAATTTAAAGCTAGTGAAATTGCACGTTTGGTTGATATGTTAAGATTGACCAGTAAAGAAACAAAGAATATTTTTTTTAAATAATATAGTGAATTAAATTCACACATAGAGGTGATTAGATGCTAGTACAAAATCAAATGGATCTCAAACTAGCTAACAAACGATACGGACAAACATCCACAAGATTTGGATGGGCGGGCCGTAATGATGAATACGGCCAATACTGGCGAAAACTCATCAAGAAAAAATGGCCGTTAAGAAACAAATCCAGATGGAATAAGAAAGTCATTCTATCTTGGGTAAAGTTAGCTAGAATGGCTGATTTACACGCAAGGAACGAAAAGCGATGGAGAGCCTAGTATACACGGCTAACCAAGTAGCGGAACTATTTCAAATTTCACTAACTGCAGTAT